TGTCCGACATCGTCAACATCAACCCCAACGAGGCCAGCAAAACCACGAAAAAAATTAAATTCATGGTGACAAGCCCGGACTTTGTCGCGATTGACGGCGTGCCGTACCTGTCAGCCCGTGACACTCGAGATCTGAAAGGCTGACACGATGATGAACGGAGAAACGTCACTGCTTGAAAAGCTGTTGCTTATCGGGGCCGTGATCGGCCTGGGGCAACTGATGGTCAGCAATGAGCGAATCACAACCCGTCTGCTGGTCGGGCGGATGATTCTGGGATCTGCAGTCGCACCGCTGGCCGCAATCCCGCTGCTGAAATTCCCCGATATGCCGGAACTGGTCGTCATTGGGCTGGCCTGCGCCCTGGGCATTCTGGGAAGTGCGTTTATTGAGGCGGGGCTAAAGCGCTGCCTGGACATGTATATCAAGCGATGGGGGAGCAAGCGCAATGAAACTGAGTGAAAAACAGCAACTTTTTACGGTGATGATCGCCAGCCTGATTCATTTTGCCCAGGAAAAAGGCTATCGCCTGACGTTTGGCGAAGCGTACCGCACGCCGGAACAGGCCGCGCTTAACGCAAAAAAAGGGAGCGGCATTACTAACAGCCTGCATACCCAGCGCCTTGCGGTGGATTTTAACCTGTTTATTAACGGCGAATACCAGACCGACAGCGCCGCATATCGCCCCCTGGGCGAATACTGGGAATCTATCGGCGGATCGTGGGGTGGACGTTTCAGTAAGCCGGACGGGAACCATTTCAGTCTTGAGCATAACGGGGTTCGCTGATGCGCAATTTGCTGGGTCTTTTGCTGATTCTGGCAGCTGCAATGTCAGCGGGCTGGCAGGCGCATGACTGGCACGACGCAAAGCTGAAACTCGCTGCCAGTGAAGCGGCAGAACAAACGCGCCAGATTGTTGTTGAGGTGACACAGCAGTCTGGTGAAGCGCTGGAAGCAAAACTCGCGGAGCTGAGGGCCAATGAAATTCATACGGAACGGGTTATCCGCACGGAAACCATTAAATCGGTTTTTAGCAATGTTTGTGCTTCTGATGATTACGTCCGGTTGTTCAACGAAAGTGCAGATCAAGCCGAACGAAAATTATCAGGAAAACCAGCTGGCACTTTGCCCGGTCACGTTGCCACGTCTGGCCGGACCGACCGGAAGTGACTTTGACGCGGCGCTGAAAGCCTACCGGCTGATGTATACCGACTGCGCCGCCCGACATAACGCCCTGGTGGGCATCATTCGACAACGTAAGGAATTAGCACAATGAGCAAATCGAAAAAAATCGCCATGACCGTGGCGGGCGTAAATCTGAGCTTTGAGCCGAATAAAACCGCGTTCAACAACCTGCTTAACGAAATGACCATGACCAATAAAGTTGCCCCAATGGTGACGTATCTGGGCCGCATTGTTGATGCCGAGTGTAAAGAGGCGCTCAACAAGCTGATGGAAGATTATCCGGGCTGCGAAATGCAGATCGTCGAGAAGGTTAACGAAATTTACTCCCCAAAACTTGAGATCGAAGTAAAAAACTGACGGCGCGGGTAGCGGCCATTCGCACGAATGCCCTGGAGCAATACCTTGCCTTGCGCCGCTATTACCTCCCGCACGAAGACGACGACGAAGAAAGCATCGCCCGCGCCCTGTGGCTGGATGAATATTTCGCCCAGACCCGCGCCAGTAAGACGGCGGAAGGGATAGCAATCGCATTTAACGGAAACTGATATGAGCCACCTGGATTTTACCCTGAGCCTGATCGATAAGCTGACGCGGCCATTAAAGACGGCCCAGTCTTCGCTGTCTGGCTTTGCTGAAAAATCGCAGGAGTCTTTTACAAAAATCGGGATTGGTGCGGCGGCTGTCTGGGGCGTGGCGCAGTCCATCGCGGGCGTGGTGGGTCCGGCGTATGAGATGAACGCCGCGCTTGCAGAAGTGGGTTCCAAAGGCGTAGCAGAGGACGCGCTGAAGCGTATGTCCGGCGAAGCCATGCGATTCAGTATGCGCTACGGCAAAGGGGCCGTTGATGTGGTCCGGTCAAGCTACGCGATGAAAGGCGCAATGGCGGGCCTGTCCGATCTGGACCTGCCCCGCGTTACCATCGCGGCCAATACCCTGGCCGCAGGCGTCAAGGCCAGCGGCGAAGAGGCAGGCGAATACATCGGCGCGATGGCGTCACGTTTCAACGCGGAATTGTCCAGTCTGGGGCATGTGCGTTTTGCCGAAGAGCTGGCAGGAAAAACGGCGTACATGGTGCAAAACTTCGGCGTGAAAATGCAGACCATGCAGGAGCTTATCGAGGGGACGAAAAGCGCCGGTGCTGACTTTGGCGTCAGCCTGGATGAACAGTTCGCCGTACTGGGTACGCTTTCGCGCACGCTGGGTACTGAGGCCAGCGGGATCTACGAGCAGTTTTTACGCAGCGCCCCGGCTGCCGCTGAAAAGCTGGGTATGAGCTTTGTCGATGCCACCGGAAAAATGCTGCCGATGGGCGACATTCTGCAAAAACTCCAGAACAAATACGGGCAGAGCATTGAAGGGAACGTCAAGGCACAACAGGCGCTGGATGCCGCGTTCGGTGGTGGTGCTGACGTTATCAAAAAGCTGTACGGCCAGCAGGATAAATTAAACCGCAGCATCACCGAGCTGGGCCGAAATGACGGGATGAAACGCGCCCAGGAAATGGCCGAACGAATGGCTGAGCCGTGGGAACGTATCAAAGCGACATTCTTTGCCATTCGCGTGGCGATTGGTAACACGCTGTTCCCTATCCTGTCGCCGCTGATGAACCGTATTGCCGACGTGGGGACAAAATTTGCCCGCTGGCTGGATATGTTCCCGAATATTGCCCGCTGGCTGGGTTACATCACCCTGGGCGTGCTGTCCTTCGGGTTGGCTGGGGCGGCGGTCAATATCGTGATGGGGGTCTTTGGCTTCACCATGACAGGGCTGGCCGCAATTGCAAAAGTGCTGGGCGGGGCATGGAAACTCCTGTTATGGACGCTCAACCTGTTGCGTCCGTCCCTGCTGACGACGCGCATCGGTCTGGCTGCATTGTGGATCCAGTCAAAATTACTGGCGCTGTGGACGGGCGTCTGCCGCATCGCGCTTGCTGCATGGAATATCGCGTTAAAGGCCGGAGCCATTGCCATGCGGGTTTACGGTGCGGCGACCATGTTTGCCGGGGCGGCAATGCAACTCCTGATGAGTCCGATCACTCTGATCGTTGCCGGGCTGGCACTTCTGGCCGTGGGGGTCTGGTATGTCATCACCCACTGGGAAGAACTGGCGGCAGCAATCATGGATACGTCGGCTTTTGCCTGGGTGATGTCGGTCGCTGAACAGGTAGGCCAGGTGTTTGCGCAGGTCTGGCAGTCCATCACAGACGGCTGGGCCGTGGTGGTTGATTTCTTTGCCGGTCTTTCCCCGCTTGCCACCTTTGAAGGGTTCGCACAAACCATCGGCGGGGTATTCAGCAAACTTTTTGACGTCCTCAAAAATACCTTTGCGTCTACCTATAACTGGATTGTCGAGAAGTTAAACAAGATCCCCGGCGTAAACATCGACCTGAAAACCGTTTCGCCACCGGCAGCGGCTGCCGTTCCGGCAAATGCGGTCATTCCTGACAGTGCTGCAGGTTCATCGAAGCTAAACAGCCCGTCCGTGCTGACGGGGAACCGAATTAATGCAGGCATCCCACGCGGCGGCCTGATGAGTCAGGTTAAAAACGACAGCAAAACCGCTGTTGATAACCGTAAAACGTGGGGCGATACCTACATCAACGCCCCCAATGGAATCACCCCGGCCCAGCTGGCTGAATGGCAGGAGCTTAACGCAGGATGAGTACCGAACCGTTATACATCGACCTTTTGATCACTGACGGCGATTTCACGCTGGACAGCGGCAACGAGCCGCGCCGTTGCGATAACCGCGACAGCATCACCCAGGACATTATTCACAGCATTCTGGAAAGCGGTATCACCACCCGCCTGATCGGTGAACGCAGCCCGACAATGCGCGGTGACGTGCTGACGCAACTGTCCTTACTGGTGGAAAGCGACGAACGTCTGGTCCCAGGAACCATAGTGATCACCGAAGAAACCCTTTCGAGGTTGTATATCACGGCGGAAACCTACGATTTCGGCCCTGTCAGTACAGAGGTTAACTATGACTGAGAAACCCGACGTTGATTTCGAAAAGGTACTGAATGACAGCGGGATGCCCGCGACAGAGGCCGAAATTACGGCGGCATTTAAAGCCACCGTGCAGGCGGAAGGGTTCGTCACAAACACGTCGAGAATGTCACCTTTCTGGCGGCTGATTTCGAAGATTGTCACCACGCCGGTGTTATGGCTGCGTGCGGCGCTGATCGATGTGGTTCTGCGCAATATGTTTGTTGCGACTGCCACCGGTCCCATGCTGCGCCTGCTGGCCTGGGCGGTTCATATCGAGCCTAAACCGGCCAGTGCTGCCGCTGGCGTGCTGCGATTCTTCAAGCTGAATGCGGCGGATGTGGTCGTCGTGCCTGCCGGAACACTGGTGCAAACAGAGCGCATTAACGGCGTGGTTTACGTGCTGGCCGTGAATGAAGACGTGACACTGCCTGCCGGGGTTGAAAGCGGGCTGGTTCCCGTCACGGCGACCGGCACCGGCAGCGGCTATAACCTTGCGCCAGGCTATTACCGGATCTTACCTGTTGCAGTAGCTGGAATCGCCAGCGCGGTCAATGAGGACGAATGGCTGATTACGCCAGGGGCTAACGAGGAAAGCGACGACGAGCTGCGCGACCGCACCCGCAACCAGTTTAATCTGGTGGGGAATTACCACTCTGACGCTATCTACCGCAGCATGATTGCCAGCGTGCTGGGCCTGAGCATTGATCGCATCTACTTTTTGCACGATGCCCCGCGTGGGCCGGGTACGGCAAATGCTTATCTGTTACTGGACAGCGGCGAAATATCACAGCCCTTTATTGATGCGGTTAACGATTATGTGAATACCCAGGGCCACCACGGACACGGTGATGATCTGCAGTGTTATGCCATGCCGGAAACCAGTCACACCCTGGCGGTTACTGTCTATGTCAAAAGCGTGGAAAACATGGAAGCGGAAGACCTGAGCGCGTTAAAAACCGGTATTACCGACCTGATTCGTTGCGCGTTTCGCGAGAACGCCAATTACGACGTTAAAAAGACGCAGCCCTATTCGCGCTATTCCTTTTCGAATCTGGGCCGCGAGATCCACAAGGCTTTTCCGGTTGTCGATTCACTGCATTTTTCACTAACGGATATTGTCAGCGAACTGTCGGTCCCGCGCCTGTCAGGGTTAACGGTGGAGATTGAAAATGACTGAGTTTTCGAAGTTGCTTTCCGGTCTGAAATTGCCGTCGTGGCTGAACAAAGGCGACCCCGCCAGGCTGTTGCGTGGCAGCGTGAAGTTCTGGTCGCAGGTGTACGGGTGGATCACCTGGCCGTTAAAGCAGTTTGACCCGCTGGTTTGCCCTGAGCCGCTGTTGAACCTGATTGCCTGGGAGCGCGACATCGATCGGTTTAAGGGGGAGCCGCTCGACATCTTCCGCAAGCGGGTGAGTTACGCATTTATCAATGCGCAGCAGGCCGGAGAGGTGGCGGGCTTTATTGCCATTTTTGAGCGACTGGGGATTGGTTACGTTGAATTACTGGAACGGCAGGACGGACTCGACTGGGACGTGATTGTCGTTCGAGTGACAAGCAGCCAGGTTGCGGAAAATGGCGATCTCCTGCTGGAAATCATTCGCAAATATGGGCGCACATGCCGCCGTTACCAGTTTGAAGTAATCGACACCCTGCCACTGAATATCAATATTGGCTGGTATCAGGGGGAATATATTTGCTGGCCTGCCACCCTGGGCGATGTGAATAACCAGTCAGAAGCAACATATAGCGCAAGTTTGAAGTAGAGGGAATATTAATGTCACAGGCCGTCATTACAAAAGCATTTGCAGAGTGGAAAGCCCAGCAGGCAATTAATAACCAGCCCGTCACGCTGGATGAGTTTATTTTTGCTTATATTCCGGGGCTGGATGCTGACAAGCCGATTAATAATACTGAAACAACGCCAGCGGAAGATAAAATAGTTTGTCGTCAGGCGGTGAATAAAGCCGGTGTTGTGAATGAAAACTCTGTCGTTTATTCCGTTACCCTGGGGGCGGATGTGGGCGATTTTGATTTCAACTGGATCGGGCTGGCAAATAAGGCAACGGGTACACTGGCGATGATTATTCACGCCCCGACCCAACGAAAAATTAAAAACGCAGACGGTCAGCAGGGAAACGTTCTTGTTCGTTCCATGCTGATGGAATACAGCGGAGCCAGGGAAGCGACCGAAATTAACACTCCGGCAGAGACATGGCAGATTGATTTTACTGCCCGACTGGTGGGAATGGATGAACGCCAGCGCCGGGAAAATATCGATCTGTATGGCGCAGCGGCATTTTTTGATTCGGGCTATCTGGTCGCAAAGTCCGGCAATCAGTTTTTTGTCACAAAGGGGGCGGGATATGTCGCCGGATTGCGTGCCGAATTGCCCGCAAACTTCAATATCACAGTATCCGCGAAACCGACAAAAATCTGGCTTGATGTGAGCTGGACCGGGACGTTAACAAGCGAATGGGCTGTACAGAGCAAAATTACTGTTGCTGCAGATCTTGCCGATTATGTGCTGGGCGGTGTGCAGCATTATGTCTTTGCGGTGGCGAGTATTGATGCTGCCGGAAATATCACTGACCTGCGCCCGAAAGGCACGCTAAATGACCAGGCGGCCAGCGATGCGCTGAAAAAGCATGAACAATCCCGAAATCACCCTGATGCATCAACCAGTGAAAAGGGTTTTGTGCGGTTAAGCAGTGAAACGAACAGTGATTCCGAAGCGATGGCCGTCACGCCAAAAGCATTAAAAGCGGTGAATGAGAATGCAAATGGCCGCGTTCCGGCATCACGAAAAGTGAACGGCCATGCCCTGAATGGAGATATCAATGTCACTTCACGGGATATTTTTGACGGCCAGGTTATAGCGATTGGTGCAAATAAGAATCTGGATGATTACCAGGTACCGGGGCTTTATTTTCAGGAAGCGAACAACAATACCAGTGCAGCAATGAATTACCCGGAGAATAGCGCGGGTTCTCTGATGGTACTGAGAGGTGCCGGAGTCACTCAGGTTTATCGTGTGTACAACAGCTCGCGCAGTTATTCGCGCAGCAAGTATTCAACGCTGGCATGGACGCCGTGGATGCCAGAAGATTCTTACCCTGTCGGCGCACCTATCCCCTGGCCATCGGATGTTACCCCGACAGGGTACGCCTTAATGCAGGGGCAGCCCTTTGATAAAGCGGTCTATCCATTGCTAGCGATTGCCTATCCTGCGGGGATTATCCCGGACATGCGAGGCCAGACGATTAAGGGTAAACCGAACGGTCGCGCGGTACTCTCGTATGAACAGGATGGTGTTATATCGCATACCCACGGAGCCAGTATTTCCGATACCGATTTGGGGACGAAATACACCAGCTCTTTTGATTATGGTTCAAAACCAACAACCAGTTTTGACTACGGCAATAAATCCTCCACTGAGGGTGGGTGGCACGCACATAACTTTCGTTATTGCGCAACGTCTGCATACCGGGATACCCCCGGTCAGGGGCTGGGGATGCATTCGTCTAATGTTTCATGGGCGGCGGGAGATCGCATTGAGGGAAGCGGTAATCATGCTCATGTGACATGGATCGGCCCTCATGATCACTGGGTGGGTATTGGTGCGCATAACCATTATGTGGTTATGGGCTATCACGGACATACAGCGACCGTTCATGCCGCAGGAAATGCGGAAAATACCGTTAAAAATATTGCGTTTAACTACATTGTGAGGCTTGCCTGATGACTTTTGAAATGACCGGAGAAAACCGGACAATTACCATCTATAACCTGCGTGCTGATACAAATGAATTTATCGGGAAAAGTGATGGGTTTATCCCTGCTAATACCGGTTTGCCTGCTAACAGTACCAATATTGCGCCACCGCCGATGAAAGCCGGTTTTGTCGCTGTATTTAATTCTGCGTCAGAAAAATGGTCACTTGTTGAAGACCATCGCGGGAAAATTGTTTACGACATTCTCACCGGGAAATCCATCACGATTGATGAATTAGGTCAGTTACCTGACGACGTTGTTTCCGTTGCGCCGGAAGGCCATTTTGTTAAATGGAATGGTAAAAAATGGGTGCATGATGCTGACGCAGAAAAAACGGCACAGATTACACAGGCTACACAGCAAAAAGACAGTCTTCTGGCGCTGGCTGCATCAAAAATTGCCCCATTACAGGATGCTGTTGATCTGGATATTGCAACGGAAGAGGAAACAGCGCTTTTGCTGGCGTGGAAAAAATACAGGGTTTTGATTAATCGTATTAAGCCAGAAGATGCGCCAGATATTGACTGGCCGGAGGTTCCGGGCGATGTGGCGTGAGTCGGTTATAAAGATTGCTGATGATATGGGGGCGCTGGCCTGTTCAATTGTGCCAGCGCATCCCTGGGTTTACGGTCTGGGACAGAACACCGATTCAGGCGGTTATCTCAGTCCGGCCAATGCGCTGGGATACCTTGCTAAAAAGCTGTTATCCGGTGGCGGTAGCGGTGATGTCATCGTCATGATGGTGGCGGAGAATACCCACGATGCTTTTATGCAGGGACTGAATAAACTGTCCACCGTATTTCCGGCCCCGGTATTTACGCAGGTAAGCCGTATGGCCGCAGCCGCCGCAGAACTCAGCACGGTAAAAATGCAGTTGCCGGTTAAAGCCGATGTATTGCCAGCCAGTGCGCCGTTATCAGTCTCAACCAACCGGCTGGCGCTGAATGCCCAGCGTGTTGCCGCCGCGCAGCTGGCCGCCGCAGTCAGTACCACCACAACAGACCTAAAAAACCAGGTGACGGGATTTATTCAGGAACGGGCCGGTTTGCTGTCCTCGCTCAGCCAGGGACTGGACGACCTGAAAGCCGCCAGTGCGAATATTTTTGCATTCAGTTACAGCGGGAGTTATGCCGTTGCTGCCGCAGAATTGCTGAAAGGCATCCCGCAAACAACGGCAGTGCATACCGCTGCGATGATGTTTATCGGGGATTCGTTATCTGACTTAGGGAAGATGCTACATGAGCCAGACCGCATTACTCGCGCTTGATGGTGAAGGGATCGCCATGCAGAACATGCTGGTTTCACCTTCCATGCAGTTTCAGGAAAAGGACCAGTCGGGCCAGACATCGAGCACGGCCAATGCTGAACAGGGTATCAAGGCCAAAGAGCTGCGCGTATCGGGTCTGGTGACATTCGACGACGAAGCCGTCTTACAGCGGCTTTTCCAGCTGGCATCCGCGACCGAAGCCAGCGGCGCACTGAAAAAGTACCGCGTCGCCAATGCGACGGCGACGGCTATCAACCTTCGTGAAGCCACGTTTACCGGTCAGATTGATGCCGTACCGCAGGAGGATCGCCTTGCCTGGCAGGTAAGTTTCACCCTGCGTGAAAAAGGCAGCGTCCCGGAAAAACGACAGGCCCGAAAAGGCAACGCGACGGCCAGCACCAAGCAAACAGGGGCAAAGGGCGCGGGTCCGGCTGCCGGAGCTGATGAGCCAGCCGACAAAATGAGCTGGTTTGAAGAAAAGGTCTTAAAGCCGGTCAACGATGCGCTGGGGTAATTAAACGATGAAACCAATTAAACGCCTGTACCTTTCCTCTGATCCGGTCCATCTGATTGACTGCAATATCGTGCTGGAGCTGAACGCGTGCGGTCGGGGGTTTATTACGGCGGGGACAGAGACAGATTACACCGGCAAAATGGTGCGTATCGATGTTGGTTATGATGGTCTGGTCCTGCGCTGGTTTACCGGGTACGTCGAACGGTCACAGCCTGCTGATAATGGAACATGCCGGTTGTTCGTGCGTGAGCTGGTCGGCATCTTTGATAAATTGTGGCCGTGTTCTTTCCAGCATCCAACGTTGCGCCAGATTACTGACTGGATAAGTGAGCAAAGCGGGCTGACCGTCACAACGCCGGTCGGCGCTGCTTATGCAGATAAACCGATCCCCCACTTTACGCACAGCGGCACGGGCTATCAGCTTTTTGCCAGTCTGGGCCGTGCATTTTCAGTGACGGATTATCTTTGGTATCAGTTGCCGGACGGGGATGTCTTCGTCGGCGCTGCGGAGCATAGTCTTTTTGCGGGAAAACCAGTGGAGATCCCGCACGAATTTAGCCAGGAATCGGCAGGCGGAAATTCAATGGTTGTGCCAATGATTCAGAGCCTGCGCCCGGGTGCGGAGGTAAACGGCCAGCGGCTGAACCAGGTCCGGCTAAATAACGATGACATGGCAATTACCTGGCAGCCCCGCAACAAAGCCAACGGCCAGCCATTGCAAAAATCACCCATTCAGCGGCAGATTGAAAACGCATTCCCGGAGCTGGCAAGCGGCCTGCATCTTCCAAGATTCGCTAGGGTGGAAGCGCCAAGCGAGGATGTTTCAGGGGGGGATATTGCCGATCCATTCCGCCCACGCTATGCCGTGGATCTCCAGCTGCTTGACGAAGACGGCAAGCCAGCCGCAAATACGCCGATCTATTCTGCCGTTCCACTACCTGTTCCAATGGCGGGCAGCGAGTCAGGAATGTTTCAGTTTCCGCCCCCTGGCACGCTGGTTGAAGTTGGGTTCACTGAGGGGCGGCAGGATAAGCCCTTTGTGCGTCAGATTATGGCGGAGGGTCATAACCTGCCAGCGGTTAAACCCGGTGAGCAGTTGCAGCAACAGCGCGA